CTTGACGGGCATCGGCGTGTATCCGCCGGTCAACTGCCCGTCCACGCCCATCATGGTCTCGGCAATTTCTAGGGCATCGCTGGCGAAAGCCTTGTCCGTCGCGTATCCCTGGAGGATTACGCCGGCAGGGAAAAGGTCGACGACGGTCAGGATGAAGATGCTGTTGGCACTGGTGATCGAACTCGGATTGCTCACTTTTGATCCCTCCTACAGGATGTCGATGGACGTCAGGCTGATCTGCTGGACACTGCCGCCGTCCGTGTACCAGAGGTTCACGATCGGGGTTCCACGGTTGCCGCGAACCTGAGCGCCCGGATCAAGAACCTGGAGATAGTAGCCGTTGTTCTGTACTATGTTGGCAACGTCGCCGCCGGCCTGGGTGTTGAGTTGCGAAATCTGGGGGAGGGACAGATTGATGCCGGTCTGAATTCCGCCGAAGTTGATCATTTGGTTGATCGGGTCCTGCATGGCGGCCCTGACCATGGTGTAGCCCTTCTGGTTGTAGGGAATGGACTTCACGACGGTCAGAAGTGCCATCTGGGCAAGCTGGAGTTGCGAGTTGAGGTATACTTGATCGGCGAAAGTGTCTATCCACTTCCACTTGCCGCTCATGTGGCCGTTGTAGAAGAAGTTGAACTGATCGTTCGCCGTGGCGTAAGTGCCGTAAAAGCTGTATCCGTTGGCCAAGAGGTTCGCGGCGATCTGGGCATCGGTGCAGGTCGGGGCCATGCCGGACTGGCTTTTGAAGGCCGTGGTGATCCGCCCGTTCGTCCGCGAGAAGTCGATGCTGGCGATGGTCCCGAGCACGAAAGCGGCCAGGTTAGCCGTGTTGTAGACCGGAACCACGCCGTCGTAGGCCAGGGTGTTGGCGACCGCACCGAAGCATGTCGCGGAGTTCTGGACGATGGCTTGGGCGTCCGTATCCCAGCATATGTAGCAGTACCGCTGGTTTTGGGCGTTGACCCAGACCGCGAAGTTTTCCTTGTCGGTGATGATCGGCTCCCATGCGGTCATGAAGCTGACCCAATTCTGGGTGTTCTTGATGACGCTGGACATGGCCGATGCCGGGGTGTCGGCATCGGCTCCCTGCGACAGGATCGCGCCGGTGGCGCTGGTCAGGTTGAGGCTGGCCGCGATGGTCCCGGTGGGGTAAGCAGCGGTGGACGCGGTCCCGGCGATTCCCGAGGTGATGACGAAGGTGGACAAGACGCTGTTCCATGACACTGATATGGCTGTGGCCATTCCAGTCAAGGCCTCGCTTGCTACCGTCGAGGAGGCCGCAAGCTTGTACGTTCCGGCCCCGCCAAGGACGCTGCCCGTCTCGGTGCTGGTGAGCTGAGAGACGATGATCGACCCGGCGGTGACGCCCGTCCCGGTGATGGTCTGGCCGGGCTCAAAAGTCCCGGTCACGGGGTCGGTGATGGTCATGGTGGTTCCGGAAATCGAGCCGGTGGCCGAGGCCTCGGTCGGCTCGGTAGCGTCCAGAGCCGTAGCGATTTTGTTGGCCGCGTCGGTGAAGCTGGAGGCCGTGGAGAGGTTGATCGAGGCCGCCGTGTGCGTGTAGCCGTCCATGACCACCGAAAGCGATCCGGAAACAGCCTGAAGCTGTGCCAGGGTCATGCCGGTCAGGGCTCCGGACTGGATCCAGGCCGCCCGGTCCGCGAGATTGAAGGGCGCGAAGTAGATCGCTCCGGGCTCGATGGTGGAGTTGTCGAATCCCAGGAAATACACCTGGGCGAGCGCGTATTCCAGCGATGCCTGGCCGAAAAAGCTGCCGACCGCTTCGGCGCTGACGAAGGACATGACCTCGCCCGTGGGCAAAAGGGTGCTTTGGCTCAAGATGACGCCATTCAGGGCCTGCGGGACGCCCCCGGCCCCGATAACCCCCGGGTTGACGCTTACGATGTTTGAAGCCGGGATCGTCATTATTGTATCCTCACGGTAAAAGGTTTGATCTTACTCATAAAAAACATCAACAGGTGTCAATTCGTTTGAGGTTATCACGGTTGCCGACTGTTGCGGCACAAGAACCGTGGGAGTGTACTGCAAGGAAATAGTTATAGTCCACCGAGTTTCGTATTGCTGCTCACCAGTTATCAGCGGGTTCTGAATAGCGTTCGATGTATAAAGCGGCTGAATATTTGATGGGAACTGGTTGCAACCCCACATAGAGCGAAACGCGGTGCGAAATGCTTCACAATAATCCCCGGAATTCGCACCGTAAAAGTCGGCTTGAACTTCAATGCGAGTTGGCCCGATGACTGTTGACGTTTGGGCGTCCGCGTCGTCATTCTCATACGGGATATCGAGGTGATATTGTCCAAGTTCGGTTAGAAGTACGAACGGGTCCGGGGGCAACGCTACCATTCCGACTTGGGCGCGCACGACCTGGCCGCCCGGAACGAATGGAAGAATAACCACCGCAATGGCGTCTATTACGTCGTCAACGGCGATGCTCGGGACGTATGGCGCAGTCATGTTCCGGCCTTTTGGAGCACTATAGCTGCCTTCGTCCAAAGCGGCCAACCTTCGAGAATCTTGACCACTAGCCAGGTATCCCCGTTCGCGGTCTTCACGATGTCGCCGCCCTGTCCCGTGGGGCGAATAACGCCAGCGAGAACGCCGCGAAAGAAAATTGCCTTGACGTAGCCCTGGAGGTTCAAACCTTCCAGCAATCGTAATTCCAGGTCGTCAAGGGCTTGTATCTGTGCCGGGCCTACAACCGGCGTGGCGTAAGTCGGAATCTGCTTTTGCCCCGCACCAACAGTAAAACCCGTCGATATCAACACCGAAACAATCTCATTCGGGTTGATCGCGGCGGTTGATCGGTTGGCGAGCGAGCGCAAGTCCATTTAGCCTGTCACCTTGGATGTTACCGAGTTGAGCATGTTGCCAGTGTCGACAAGTGGCTTATTAAAACCCTTCCTGCGTATCGTGGAAGGTGCGTTGCCCGGGGTCGTGAACTCGTTTATGGATTCCACAAGTTCATGCTCGATAATCTGGCCCTGTATTTCAAGAGCCTTTTTCCCGTCGTTTCCATTGTTTTTCATTGATGCTGCAAGTTGTCCGCTCCATTCTCCAGACTTTTCCGCAATCATGTTTCTAAAGAACGGGCGCGGAGGAATTGTGAACGAATACGCATCGACATGGTGAGTCGTGGCGAAGTTCGATTTGCTTTTCTTGACGAACTTCCCGTTTTTGTTGAACTCGCCGTCTTCCCCCATGCTTCTGTAAATCGTTGTTTCATGCTCGGGAACCGTGGGCGACGATCCGAACTCATTCAAAAAGGCCACCGTGGCGACGGTCTGCCCGTTGTCGTATTGTGGGCTATCCTCAAAGAATCCGACGGAAAGCATCAGTCCCCGCGCCTTGTCGCCAATGCGCTTGAGTACGTCCGCCGCCTTGTCGCCGCCTTTGAGTATCGCCATTTTAGAAACCGCCTCGGCTCGGGATATACCGAAAGCATCGGAGGTTTTGAGTCGCTTGCCAGAAGGCCGCGCCGTAGCCAGTCTGCACGAACCAGGCTTGCGTACCGGGCGGGGCGTATTCAAGCTGCGCGGTAACGCTGCCCTCGGTTGCGCTTGAAACTCTTCCCACTGGGAGGGGTTGCCCATCCGCGCTAAGGGCTCCCCCCAGATATGCGATATGCGCGGTCAACATGTTCAAAAGCAGCCCCCGGCGCGTCAAATCCTGCACCGGGGAGTTGTCGGCATTGGACAGGTACAAGGTCGCTTCAACGAAGCAAGCGCCAAGATTCGCCCCGGACACCCCGGAAAACTCCGGGTATCGGGCTTGGAACGCGGCGAGGTTGAAGACGACCTGGGGCATCGGTTATTCCCCTTTGTCCTTTTTGACGCCCATGGCGTCCTGTGGCATCGGCTCGAAGCCGGTTTTTACCCCTTCCATTTCCCGGCTCTTGCCGTGAGCTTCGTCCTTGGACTTGGCCACGAATATCGCCCCGGACTTGACCGCCGGAAAGGACTTGTGGGCACCGTGCCAGGCGTTCCAGAAGTCCTCGTCCACTTCGGTATGAACATGGGTCGCACCGATGACCTTGGACTTGTTCAGGCCGCCGATGGCGACTTTTTTCGAGGGGTCCGCAGGATGTTCCAGGATGATGCCGTGCGGCAGTTTGCACCCGACAATTACTTTGCCAGCCATGTATTTTCTCCTCTTTCCTTTCGTTTGGGCCTAGACGCCGAGCATCTGGGCGATGAAGACCGGCCGGAATACGATGCAGCCCCAGCTCCCCTGGCTCTTCTTCTGCTTGAAGCTGGAAGCCTCGACGATGATCGGGTGAGCGCGCATTTTCTCGGTGAAGGCGCAGGAGGCGGTGCGCTGGCCTTCCGTTTCGTCCACGATCAACTGAAGCAACTGTCCAGAGGCCGTGGCGTACTCGGGGGCGGTAATGTGCCGCATGTTCGGGAAGTTCTTCTTGAGCAAATCGGCTACGCTGGTTACGCCATAAGTCGATCCCACCGTTTTGGTTAGTGCTTGTTCGGACGTGGGCGACATCGCCAGTGTCATCTTCGTGTCCAGCTCAACCAAGCCATTGGCCTGGGACTGAAGTTGAGTGTAAAGCGCCTGGATGTCCTCATAGACCTCAAGGCCAAGCGCGTTAGTGGACCACGCGGTACCTCCTCCTGTCTTGGACATGGGGGTGATCGGAGCGGACAGGCTGGGATCGTTCAGCAGGCCGTAGTTTTCCAGGCCAGCCACGCCGAAGAAGTACGTTTTGTTCTGGTACTTGTTCAGGGTCAAGGCCCCAGCGATCTGGATGCGGTTGGCGAAGTCGATCCGGGCCAGTCCGGCGCGTTCGAGTTCGCGCTCGCCCCACTGAGACATGATCTGGTAGTGGAAGCTCTGGCGCTGCGGGAACGTGGCGTTGACGCCGACGCTGCCGTTTTCGGAGTAGTCGCCGTAGGCCGAGGTCTGGCCGGTCGATTCGACCATGGGGAACATGGAAGTTTCGGTGGTCCAGTCGCCTTTTTTGGTTTCATCGCCGACGATCTCGGCCGCCTTCATCGGGGCGACCAGGACTTCGATCATCTTCGGATCGATGTAGGTGGACAGGAAAGCCGGGATGCCCGACGAACTGGTAGTCACAAGCGACGGCTGGGCATCGCAAGCAAAGCCACCGTCGTGGGCGATACGCAGGGCCTTAGCCGCGTTGTCGGCCTGAAAGGCGGGGTTGACACCCATGAAGGTGATGCCCGCCTGGTGCATGAGGGCTTGAAGGATGGGGTCCATTTATTTGTCTCCGTTCTTTTTAAGTTTCTGGCCTAGCCCCAGGTGGAAATCTTCACGAGTTCGCCGGCGTTTGCCACGCTCTTGGCCTTCCAGCTGGTCACTACGCCGCCCACGGCGGTGACGGTGGTGCTGGCAGCGTAGGCGGTGGCCGCCACGTCCAGGGTGTACACGCCGATGCCGTTGGTCCCGGTGATGATGCCCGAGATATTGGCGCTGGCAGGAATTCCAGTACCGGTTACGGGGTCTCCTATGGCAAGGGTGCCAGAGGAGACGGCGGTCACGTTGAGCACATTACCGAACGAGGTAACGGTTGCAGCCGAGCAGGTGTTGGCCGCGCTCAAGTTGTAAGTACCAGCCCCGCCAGTGGTGCCGGAGGCCTGGCTGACGATGGTGGTGCCAGCGGTGATGCCCGTTCCGCTCACAGTGTCGCCAATGGAAATCAGGCCAGTGACGGCGGTCACGACCAGCTGGGTGGTGGGAGTGCCAGCCGAGGCGGTGAAGGTCGCGCCGATGGAGCCGGTCACGGTCGCACCGGTGGGGGCGGACCCGAAGAAAACCGCACCGTCCGAATAGCGGGCGTAGACGGCCTCGTTCATGGTGGTGGCGCTGGCGCTATTGTTCTTGACCCAGAAGTCGCCCTCGTTGAACAGGTTGACCGGGAATCCCTGGGGAATGTTGTTGCCGGATTCGGCCAAGTAGGTCTGGATCAGGGCCTGCATCTCACGATGCACGATGCCGTCCGGGGCGTTGGGGGCGGTGCCGTAGGACTGCACGACGCCGTTGTTGTTCCAGGCGAAATTGCCGACGATCACGCCACCGGATCCCGCGATTAGACCGCCTTCGCCGGCGAGGACGCTGACGCGGGGATTGGACGAAGCGAAGTCACCAGCCTGCGCCGGGGCAGGGGTGAGGTTTACTTGGGTCTGGAAAGACATAGTTTTTTCTCCTTACCTATTGGCTAGGCGTGGCTGAAACGGTTGGCGTTGGGGAAGCGTTCTTTCAGGCCGGCCGAGTCCATGGCCACGGTGGCGGTGACCCCGCCGGTGCTTTTGGCCGAAGCGACCTTGAACAGGGCACGCAGGGCCGGGATGCCTTCGACGCCCTTGCGGTCCACCTTGAGGTGGTCCAGGGCAAAGCCGTAAATGTCGCTGGCGCTGTCCATGCCGATAACGTCACCGACTACCGGGCGCACATCGCGTTCGGCTTCGCGGGCGTCGGCATGTTTCTTCTCGATGCGCTTTTCGAGGGAATCCATGGCGGCCTTGACTTCCTCTTTTTTCATGCCTTTTTCCTCTTTTTCTTCGCCCGGCTCGGCGTCCTTGGCCGTGCAGTCGGCAGCGGCGGGCGCGACCATGGCACAGATCTTGGCGATGGTTTCTTCGTCCACCTTGCCCGAGAGCATGGCCTTGATTTCATCGGCGGGGCTGGCGTCGTCGGCGGTTTCGTCGGTCAGGTCCTCGGGCGCGAGTTCCTGGGCGTCCGGACCGTCCTCGATCCCGAGCAGGGAGTCGATAACCTTGTCCAGCCGTTCGGAGTCCAGGTTGGCGTCCATCGCCATCAGACTGGCCTTGACGCTCTTGGCGTCGAAGGTCTTCTTGACGGCGTTTCCCACAAGGGCGGGAAGGGCCGCGTC